CGCGGCGGCGGGGAAGGCGGGTCTGACGTTCGAGCAGGTGAAGGCGCTGGAGAAGTGAGGCCAACAAAAAACCCCACAGCGCTTGCAGGCGCTGTGGGGTCCCTCAGCCTGTTGCCGCAGCCTGAGGATGTGGGGTTCCGATTCAGACCGAGACGAGGGTAGCAGATGAGCGTGAAGAACCAACCGGTGTCGAAGGTGCGGTGGCTGGCACGCAATCGTCTGCGCGCCAACGACTACAACCCGAACCACGTTGCGGCGCCGGAGCTGGGCCTGCTGCTGACGAGCCTGTTGGAAGATGGCTGGACGCAGCCGATCGTGACGCTGCCCGAGGGAGATGATGGCTGTTTCCAGATCGTGGACGGCTTCCACCGCTGGACGCTGAGCGCAGATCCAAGGGTGGCCGCGTTGACGGGTGGCATGGTGCCGACGGTGCAGGTGCTGTTGGATCCTGTGCATCGGATGATGAGCACGATCCGGCACAACCGGGCCCGGGGGACCCATGCGGTGCTGCGGATGGCGGAGATTGTGCGGGGGATGATGGATGATGGCGTGCCTCAGCGTGAGATCCAGAAGCGGTTGGGGATGGAGCGCGAGGAGGTGTTGCGGTTGGTGAACCGTGCGGGGATGCCTGCGCAGGTGACGAAGGGTCGAGCGGGAGCGCTGAGCAAGGCATGGGTGCCTGGCAAGGGTTAGGCTGCGATGCCACGGCATGAGCAGGATGATCAGCGTCCAGGCGGTCCGGTTCGGGGCGAGCTGGAGTTGCGGGGCTGTGGTGGCATCGCCGCTGCGTGTGGAGTTGGGCGAGGTGGGAGACGAGACGACAGTTGATGGAATGCTTCGGGGGCAGGGCTGGACGGAGATGGCGCCAGAGCAGCTGGCGCACTTGGTTGCGGGCATGGTGCGTGCGCCTGAGAAGGTGTTGATCAAGAACCTGGAGAAGGCGCCAGTGTTCGATAGGCTTAGGCTGCAATCGATGTTGCATTTGTTCGGCTACAAAGTGGAGTCGTGCTGAAACTTGCAGAATATGCAGAATCGGTTGGTGTTGTTCCGCAAGCGGTAAGGAAAGCGATTGCGGAGGGACGGATCAAGAAGGGCGCGAAGCGTGAGGGGCGCAGCTGGCTGATTGATCCGAAGGTTGCGAACGAGGAGTGGGGAAAGAACACAGCGCCGCAATATCGGCAGGGAGCGGCGATCAAGGCGGGTCGACAGCGGCAGATGGCAGAGGCTGCGGCGCACTCAAGCCTGGCTGAGCACAAGCGGGAGGGGCAGGCTGCCGCGGCCAGCATGCCGACGATGGCCCAAGGCCAGGCGATCAAGACGGCCTACCAGGCAAAGCTGTTGCAGCTTGAGTTTGAAGAGCGCAGCGGCAAGCTGGTGAGTGCGGAGGAGATGAGCCGGGTGCGGTTCGAGTCTGGCCGTCGCGTGAGGGATGCTGTGCTGAGGATTGGTCCGCAGATGATTGGCGAGATTGCGAAGGCAGCCGGCGGGCTGACGCCGGACCAGCGGGCGGATGTGCTGCTGGTGATCGAGCGGCACCTGGTCGGAGCACTGGAGGCAATGGCGGATGGCGCTGGCAACAGCTGAGGCGATTGAGCGGTCGTTCTGGGAGGGCCTGCGGCCGGACCCGCTGCTGACGGTGAGCCAGTGGGCGGACCAGCGGCGTTGGCTGAGCCCGAAGGCATCGAGTGAGCACGGCCCGTGGAAGACGGCGCGGACCCCGTACCTGCGGCGGCCGATGGATGACCTTTCGGTCACCAGCAAGGTGCAGGAGGTAACGCTGGTGTTCGGTAGCCAGATGGGGAAGAGCGAAGGCTTGAACAACTGGATCGGCTACATCATGGACATCGCGCCGGGCCCGACGCTTTACGTCCAGCCGACCATCGACCGCGCGAAGGAATACTCGAAGACCAGGATCCAACCGATGATCGAAGCGACGCCAGCGCTTCGAGAGAAGGTCAAGGAGGCGAAGTCGCGCGACAGCGGCAACACGATCCTGCAGAAGGATTTCCCCAACGGTCAGCTGAGCATGCGCGGCGCGAACGCGGCAAGCGGCCTGGCATCGATGCCGATCCGGTTCGCGGCAAATGATGAGATCGACCGCTGGCCATTGAACGTCGACGAGGAGGGCAGCCCGCTGGCGGTGGTGAATGCACGCCGGCGGACGTTCGGCAGCCGTGGCAAGCAGGCCAACACCTCGACGCCGAAGCTTGCGGGCACGAGCGCGATCTGGGGGAAGTGGGAGGAGAGCAGCCAGAACACGCTGAAGTTGCCGTGCCCTCACTGCGGCCACCGTCAGCAGCTGGAGTGGGAGCAGATGCGATGGGACGAGAAGGACCCGGGCCTGCCGGAACGGCTGACGGTGCCGCCGGTGATCATGTGCGTGGAATGCGGCGAGGGGATCAGCGAGGACGCGAAGGCGTGGTGGTATGACCCGGAGGTGTGGGACGACGGGTGGTGGGAGGCGAAGTTTCCTGAGCGAACCCTCCACCAGGGGTACCACTGCAACGCGCTCTACTCCCCCCTGGGCTGGTTTAGCTGGAACCAGGCGGTGTTGGAGTTCATCAAGACCAAGGACGACCCGTCGAAGGAGCAGCCGTTCGTCAACACGGTGCTGGCCATGCCGTACAACAGCGACGGCGAGGCCCCGGACTGGGAAGCCCTCTACGCGCGCCGCGAGCTGTATCAGCTCGGCACCGTGCCAGACGGGGTGGTGTTCATCACCTGCGGGGTGGACGTCCAGATGGACCGCCTGGAACTGGAGGTGGTGGGCTGGGGCCCTGGGATGGAGAGCTGGAGCCTGGACTATCAGGTGCTGGCGGGCGACACAGCGCAACCGGCGGTGTGGCGCGAGCTGTCGAAATTCGTGCGTTCAGAGTTTGGCCGCGGCGATGGCCAGCGGCTGCCCATCCGGATGACGGGCGTGGACAGCGGCTTCCGTAGTCAGGAGGTCTACCGCTGGGTGCGAAGCCAAGCGGGCAACAGGGTGATCGCGACGAAAGGCATTGATGGTCAGCAGTCAATCATCGGCACGCCAGGCAAGGTCGAAGTGCTGCGAAACGGGCGCCAGCTGCGCGGTGGCGTGAAGGTCTGGCCGATTGGGGTGAGCACCGCGAAGGGCGAGCTTTACGGCTGGCTCCGCCGAGGCTTGCCTGAAGAAAGTGAGGAGCTGCCCCATGGCTGGTGCCACTTCCCACAGCATGGGGAGGAATTTTTCAGGCAGCTGTGCGCCGAGAGGTTGACCAACACCATCGACCGTCGGGGCTACACCCGGTTCGAGTGGATCAAGACCCGGCCACGGAACGAGGCCCTGGACTGCCGGATCATTGCGCGGGCATGCGCGGCGCTGGTTGGTGCCGATCGGTGGAGCGACGATCGTTGGGCGCAAGAGCGTGGGGGCGTGACTGTCCCTCAACAGGATGCGCCTGCTGCGGCCAGGCAGAGGGATGACGATGATGGCGGATCATCGTTCTGGGACTGAGTAGCATGTCGCGAGAGGAGGAGGCTGGATGAGCACGTTCACGGAGGCGCATCTGGCTGCGATCGAGGAGGCGATCGCCGGTGGTTACCTTGAGGTCCGGTATGACGACAAGGTGGTCAAGTATCAGAGCATGGGGGATCTGCTGAAGGCCCGTGCAATGATCAAGAGCAGCCTGGCGGTTTCGTCGCCATCGGTGCGGATCGACTATCCGACGTTCGTGCGCGACTACGAATGAATCCGTTCGAGAAGCTGCTGTCGACGTTTGCTCCAAGGCTGGCGGTAAAGCGCCATGCGGCGCGCCTCCAGCTGGAGCAACTGAGGAAGTACGACGCAGCAGGGCGTGGCAGGCGGACGGATAACTGGTTTCCATCGCGCGGCTCAGCGGATGCGGTAAGTGCGCTGGGGTTCGCGGATATTCGCGACCGCGCGCGGGATCAGATCAGGAACAATCCATGGGCCCGGAAAGCTGTCCGCTCATGGAGCGACAACCTGATCGGTGAGGGTTGGAGCTTCAAGGCCAAGGACGGCCGCGTGAACGGTCGCCGCGGCCGTGATGTGACTCGGCTGATGCAGGAGTGGATGAGCGACCCGCGTCAGTGCGATTACTACGGGCGCAGCAATTTTGATGGCCTGATGTCTCAGGCGGTGGAGGCATGGAAGGGAAGCGGTGAGGTGCTGATCCGTTGGCGGACGCCAAGCAGCGCGACGATGGCTCGCCTTGGCCTCCGGATTCCATTGCAGCTGCAGGTGATGGAGGGCGACTGGATTGACGAAGCGCATGACACCCCGGGTGGCGAAAGCGGTGAGTACACCAAGCGCGGGATCGTCTACGACGCAGAGGACAAGCCGAAAGCGTATCGGCTCTACAACTACCACCCAGGGGAGAGTGCGTTGCGTGTGACGAGCACGCTGAGCAACACGGTGCCTGCGGAGCAGATCATCCACCTGTTCACGCCAGAGCGGCCTGGGATGACGCGTGGCGTGAGCTGCCTGGCGCCGGTGCTGGTGCGCTTGCGTGACCTGCAGGATCTGATGGATGCGCGGCTGCTGAAGGAAAAGATCAGCGCTTGCCTGGCGGTGGCGATCGTTGATCCAGATGGCATGGGTGACCAGAAGAGCACGATCGGTTCAAAGATTGAGCCGGGTGGCGTGGTTCGGCTGTCCCCAGGGCAGGACATCCGAGCAATCAATCCTCCGACGACGAATGAGCTGCCTCAGACGATCAGGAGCTACCTGTTGGAGATCGCGGCGGGGATTGGCATCACCTATGAGGAGCTGACGGGCGACTACAGCGGGGGCAGCTTCACGCAAGGGCGGATGGGATGGATCGGTTTTCAGCGTCGGCTGAAGGCGGAGACGTGGCAGCTGCTTGAGCCCGTGGTGTTTCGGCGGTGTTGGGAGTGGTTCGCGACTGCAGCTGCGGTGGTTGGGATCTCGACGGACGGGCTGATGGGCGACTGGACCCCACCGAAGCGTGAGCTGTTTGATCCGCAGTCTGAGGTTGCATCAATCATCCAGAGGATTCGAGCAGGCTTGCTGCCGCCGCAGGAGGCGATCCGTGCAGAGGGCTATGAGCCAGAGGACGTGATCAGGCTGTGGACGGAGTGGATGGCGCTGATGGACGGGGAGGGTATCACGCTGGACAGTGATCCACGGAAGGTGTCGGTTGCGGGGCTGACGCAGGGCCGCCCGGCCGGCACGGTGTTGCCACCAGTTGGCGCACCGCCGATGCAACCTGCGCCCGCGCCAGCGGCCGGAAGCCTTGCTGCGAACAACCCCTAGAATCAAATGGCGAAGGAGCACGCAATGGCGGATCAGTTGCTGCACACGAGGGCGATGTTCGAGCCTTCGACGATCAACGTCGAGGAGCGGACGGTCGAGATGGTGTGGACGACTGGCGCCCAGGTGAAGCGCGCGAGCTGGTCTCGTGGCGACTACATCGAGGAGCTGAGCCTGGCGCCTGGCGCGGTCCGTCTGGACCGGCTGAACGGCGGCGCGCCGTTGCTGAACTCGCACAGCAGCTACGACCTTCGAGATCAGATCGGGGTGGTGCTGCGCGCCTGGCTGACCGGAACCGAGGGCCGCGCCCTGGTGAAGTTCAGCGCGCGGGATGACGTCGAGCCGATCTTTCGGGACGTGCGCGACGGCATCTACCGCAACGTGTCGGTGGGCTACAAGGTCCATCGCACGGAACGCGACGAGACCGGTGTCACGCCGATCGAGCGCGCAGTGGACTGGGAGCCGTATGAGCTCTCGCTGGTCCCGATCCCGGCTGATGCCGGTTCCCAGGTGCGCTCGGAGGAGCCCACCCCCACCCAACCCCAGGAGAGATCCGTGGACGAACTGAACCAGGGGGCGCCGGCCGCTGAGGCTGCGCCTGACACCACCATTGAGACCCGCGCAGCTGTGCCTGCCGCCGCCGCCCCTGCCGCCGTCACGGTGGGAGTGGATGTGGTGAGCGCCGAGCAGATCCGCGCCGAGGAGCGGCGCCGCGCGGCTGGCATTCTTGATGCAGCTCGCAAGCTGGGCGTGGAGGACACGATCGCCCATGGGCTGATCGAGCAAGGCGTGAGCTTGGACCAAGCCCGCGCGCAGCTGATCGACGCTCGCGCTGCCACCGAGCGCCAGGCGCCGTCTGGCACCAGCCGGGTGGAAGTAGGCGTGGAACATGGCGAGCGGCGCCGAGAGGCGATGCTGCATGCCCTAGAGGCACGCTCCAACATCCGCAGCTGGGATGAAGGCGGCGCCCGCGAGTACCTTGGCACCACCCTGCTGGACATGGCCCGCGAGTGCGTCGAGCGCTCGGGGGTGAGCACGAAGGGGATGAGCAAGGACGAGCTGGCCGGCCGTGCCATGCACTCCACCACCGACTTCCCCCTGCTGCTTACCAGCATTCAGCGGGTGACGCTGAAGGCGGCCTATGGCGAGGAACGTCAAACCTGGCAAGCGATGGCGCGACAGGAGAACCTGCCTGACTTCCGTGAGATGAGCGTGATCGAGGTTGGCGGCCAGATGCTGCCCGAGGAGCTCAGGGAAGGCGGCGAGTACAAGTCTGGGACCATCAAGGAGTCGAAGGGCTCCTGGAAGCTGAGCGAGTACGGGAAGAAGGTGACGGTCGGTCGCCGGCTGATTATCAACGACCACCTGGGCTACATCACCCGTGCGATCCAGATCCTCGGCCGTGGCGTTGCAGTATTCGAGGCCAACCAGATGTGGGCGTTGCTGACTACAGGCAGCTTGGGCGCGACCTGCATGATGGACGGCAAGGCCCTCTTCCACGCTGATCACAACAACACCGGCACCGGAGTGATCGGCGAGACCTCGATTAGCGAAGCGCGGCAAAAGATTCGGAACCAGAAAGGTTTCGACGGCACCACACCGCTGTATGTGGAGCCGCGTTACATTCTGCTACCGACTGCATTGGAGACTGCGTTTGACAAGTTCAACACCACGATTGTTCCGAACCAGACCAGCAACGTCAACATCTTCTCAGGCTATTTGCAGAAGGTCGTTGAGCCTCGTTTGGACGCAAAGTCCCTGACTCAGTTCTACATCGTTGGTGATTATCCAGGCGTGGACAAACTGCTGTTCGGCTACCTCGACGGCGAGGGCGGCCCGAACATCGAGTCGGTGTCCGGCCGCGATCCTGATGGTGTGACCGTCTACCTGCGCCACAGCTTTGGCGCCACAGTGCCTCAGCACCAGGCGTTCTTCCGCTCCAGCGGCCAGTGATCCTGGCCCATCACTGATCCACCTATCGAGAGGTTTCTTCCATGAAAGGCTTTGATCCAAGCACTGGTCTGGGGTTTATCCAGAACGGCCGCTATGTCGAGGTGACCCTGCCCTATGCCCGAAAGGGCGGGGAGGGTGTGCTTGTTGGCACACTGTTTGGTGTGTGCGTTGTTGATGGCGTGCAGGGCGATGTAATCAACATCGACACTGAAGGGGCCTATGGTCTGACCGCTGCGACTGGTGCCAGCACCGATGCGGCACAGGGTGCAATCGCCTACTGGGACAATGCCAGCGGTGCGCGTCGGGTGACGCCGGTTGCCGGCACCAGCCCCGCCAACACGCCGATCGGCAAGTTCCTGGCGCCCAAGGCCACCACGGATGCTGCCGCGCAGGTGCGCCTCGACTGATGTTGAACGACCTGGCGAACAGGGCGCTCAGGGCCGTTGTGCGGGTGATGGGGGAACCCATCACCTACACCCGGTCTGGGCAGGTCGTGGTTGCCAAGGGTGTTTTCCAAGCGTCGCACATCGGACTGGATCCAGAGACCGGCGTGCGTGTGAACAGCACGCAGCCGGTGCTGCTGGTGAACTTCGAGGATCTGCAGTTCAAGCCGAGGCAGGGCGACAGTGTAGAAGTGCGAGGCGGGTTATATCAGGTGAGAGATCCGCAGCCTGATGGCCACAGCGGGTGGTTGCTGATGTTGCATCGAGTGAGTGCAGCGGAAAGCGTTGGGTTGATCTACGCGGAGACGATCATTCGAGCGAACACAATTATCACGGCGGGAGCATGACAACGATTCCATCACTGCCGTTCAGTGGACAGCAGCTGCGCGAGACGCTGGTCGCGTTGGATGAGGCGATCGACGGGAAGGAGTCGTCAGGTACTGCCGCTACCGCCGTAGCGGCTCATGCTGCTGCGGCCGATCCGCACCCTGGCTATCTCACCCAGGACAAGGGCGACGCACGCTATGCCGCGCTGGGGTCCACTGGCGGCGGCCTCGCCGCCTACGTCCACACGCAGTCCACGCCAGCGACGACTTGGACGATCAATCACAACCTGGGACGGTATCCCAGCGTCGAACTGTTCAACAGTGGGATGCAAGAGATTGACGCGGAGATTGCACATCCGAGCGTGAATCAAACCCTCGTTACACTGAACCCAGCAACTGCTGGCCTAGCCCGCCTGATCTGAGGACACCATGCCCCGTTCAATTTTCACCGACTTCGACTTCCAGGAAGTCTCGAAGCCCATCAACCTGCCGTCGCCGACCAACAACGGCGATGCAGCCAACAAGGCCTATGTCGATTCAGCCGTTGAAGGCTTGGCATGGAAAGACTCGTGTCGCGTTGCGACGCAGGCCAACCTGAACCTGGCCAGCCCCGGCGCGAGCATCGACGGCATCACGATGGCCAGCGTCGATCGGGTGCTGGTGCGTGCGCAGACGGCCGGGGCTGAGAACGGCATCTACGTCTGGAACGGTGCCGCGTCGGCAATGACCAGGGCGCTGGATGCCAGCACGTTCGCGGAACTGGAGCAGGCCATCACGACGGTAGAGGAAGGCACCAGCGCTGGCGTGACTTACCGGCAGACGGCGGTGAACGGCACGCTGGGCAGCACGGCGGTGAGCTGGACCACGCTGGGCACCAGTGCGCCAACAGCCAGCACCACGCAGGCGGGAATCATGCGCCTGGCGACGCAGCCCGAGACCGATGCCGGCACCGCTGCTGATCTGGCGGTGTCACCGCAGACGCTGGCGAACTGGAGCGGGCGGCTGCGCAAGTTCTCTGCGAACGTGGGCGATGGCAGCGCCACCAGCTACACGGTTACCCACAACTTCAACACCCGCGATGTGATCGTGAGAGTGTTCCCAAACTCGGGCACGTTTGATGACGTGGAGGTGGACGTGCAGCGCACGAGCGTGAATGCTGTGGCGGTTGTATTTGCAACGGCTCCAGCATCTAATGCTTACCGCGTCGTGGTGCTTGGCTGATGGCAAGAGAGTTTCTGACTGATCTAGACCTGAAGGCGAGGTTGCTGCTTGGCGGCTCGGCCGGCATTGCAGGGCAGCAGCCGATCAGTCAGGGCCCCGGGCAGCCTGCGGCGTGGGGCACCCCGACGATCGGCGACGGCATCATCCTGATGATCAGCAACCGCGGCGAGACGGCGACGGCTGGCACTAACTATGCGGAGGTGCCGGTGCCGGTGCCGTCGGGCAATTTCACGCTGACAGCGGTGCAGTTCGGCTGCCACATTGATACCAAGGGCAGCAGCAGCAGCACCTTCAATGCCTACCGGCGGACCGCCGCAGGCACCAAGACATCGGTGCTGACCGGCAACGCCACGCTGGCATCAGGCGCCAGCCTGGTTGACGTGTCGGCTACGATCACCGGCGGAACATTCACCGCTGGCGATCGAATCGGCGTCGACCTGATTGGCGTGGGCACTGATGCCCAAGGCCTGTTCGCTCAATTTCTCTTTACCCGTTCTGCTGTCTGACCATGACTGACACCATCAAAACCAATCCCGACACCGGGGTGCGCTTCTACGAAGAACAAGGCCCTCGGGAGGGGCAGAGTGTTGATCTATTCGTGCCGGTGCGCGGCGAGCGAGCGACCAATCCAGGTGGCGTCAGGTGGCCCAATCTGTTCGGACAGGCCTACGACGGCACCGAGATTCGGTTCTACCTAAAAGGTGAATCTCAGGTGCGTGAGTACGATCCTCAGATTTTTTACGAGAGGGCCAGCTGGGGGCCTGTGGACTACCCCAATCCGAGGCCTGGCGCCCCCGCTGGGACGTGGGAAGAGACGCTGGAGGTGCTGCGCCGGCCAGAGGAGGAGCTGTTGAACCAGGTCGAAGCGGCCAGGTTGCTGGCCAACTCCCGCGTGTATCCCTCCAACGAGGACCCAATGCTGGGCGTCCTGTTGGCCGAGGCGATCCGGCGGGATCAGGATGGGACCGCGACGCCGTTCATGATCGGCCTGCTGAAGCGTCACCAGTCTCTGGTTCAGGCTGGGTTCCAAAACGAAGAGCGGGCGGAAGAACTTCGCCAGCAAATCCGAGCGGGTGAGGATTTTGACCTGGCGACCGGTTGGGCAAATGTGCTGGAACAATAAGGAGTGGCGCCGTGGGCCATATCTGGGAGGCAACAAGATGCTGATTGTTCCAAGGCGGAAGGTGGTGGCAAGCCAGCCATGGACCTACGCGCAGCTATCGCCTGCAGTGTGGCTCGACGCAAGATATAGCGAAACGGTTCAGCTCGTAGGGGCTGGGGTTGCCCAATGGAGCGACCTGAGCGGCAACAACCGCCACTACACGCAAACTCTTGTAAGCAACCGTCCCACTTATGAGACTGCAGTACAAAACGGGTTTAGCGCGATCAGAATAATCAACGGACCAGGCAGTCAACCGACAAGACAGTACCTTGATAGCGCGTTCGCTTTTGGCGGGAACCAGATCAGCTGTTTTTCTGTGCATCTAAATAGCAGAAGTTCTCCTGCAGCTAGCGTCGGCCGCCTGTTTTCGTTTGCGGCTCAAGGCGAACAAGACTTTAGCAATGACAACGGACTGGCTTTGCTTTATGGCGTAACCACTGGCATTGCGTTGTACAGAAATAACAGAACAATCGCGACGACTGCTGCCATTGACAATCAATGGTGCCTTGTAAGCTCAGAACGCAATGGGACAGTGGGCAGAGTTTCTCTGAATGGCGGTCCATTTGTTGCTGGCACAACAGCAAGTGCCAATCAAAACATAGCAAGGTCAAGAATAGGCAATGACTTCAGCGCAACCAACTCTGGCATGAATGGCTGGGCCGTTTTGAAGCTTATTTTTTTTGGTGCTTTATCAAACGAGGACTGGTATCGCGTGCAAGGCCGTGCCGCCCACGATCTGGGCTTCACCGCCCTGCTGCCCAACGACCACCCTTACAAGTTAACAGAGCCCACGCTGTAGTATCCCCCAACCAGTCATGACCCATCCCCGCACCCAGATCCGCTCCGCCTTCGTCTCTCATCTCCGCAGCGCCATCCCCTCCCTGGGCAATCGCGTTTACAGCGGACGCCTCATGCCACTGTCTGATGATGACGATCAGCCGCCACAGCTGCCGGCAATCATGGTCCACACCCGTGCACCTGATGAGATCCGCGAACGCAGTGCATCCGGGTGGAATGGCTTCGAGCGGCGCCGCGCCATAGTCTCGATCATGTGCGTCGCGCAAAGCAACGGCGACATCGATGCCGAACTCGACGTCATCGCGGAGCAGGTGGAAGCCGCCCTGGAGAGCTGGACAATCCCTGGCTTCGAGTCGAGCGATCCCTTTTACCTGGACACCATCGGCGCCGATCCAGAGTTTGAGGGCGAGCTCACCACCAGCGCCATCACCATCCGCTACGAGGTCCACTACAACCGCCCCTACCGCTCCTGCAGCGATCCCTACGTCGACCCAGATGCTGACGACATCATGAGATCTGGCGCCTACCCTGGTGGCCAGGTCACGCCAGGCTGCCCTGCCGACAACACCGGTGAGGCCTGCCCGGTCGCCCCGGTCGAACTATTCTTCCAGCAGGAGCGGATCAACTGATGCCACTGAACCTTGTCCGCCGCCTGGTCAAAGGCTCCAAGCTCACTGCTCAGGAGCACGATGCCAACCTCGATGCGCTTGAGGCTGCGATCGAGGGCAGGGTCGACTCCGACGACGCCCGTCTCCAGGCCCCTTCTGCCGAAGCCGTAACTGACGGGGAGTCGGAGAGCCTTCAGGTCTGGTCCACCTTGCTCCTGTGGGAGACCATCGCCGCATGGTGGCAGCAGTCGTCGTTCGCATCAAAGCTCGCTGGCATCGCCAATGGCGCCACGGCCAACAGCTCAGACACCTTCCTCCGCAACAGGGCAAACCATACCGGCACTCAAAGCGCTGAGACCATCACGGGCCTCGCACCCGTGGCCACAAGCGGGTCTTATGATGACCTGGACGACATTGGCGTCAATCCAGTGATTGCAGGGATGATCTTCTGATGGCAGCACCGAACATCAAAAATCCCTCTGCAATCTACGCAAGGGCGGCCAGTAGCCAGGCCACAACAACGCTGGCAAACTTCCTTGTCAATCCCGCAGACAGCAACAAGGTCTTCAAAGTCAACTCAATCTACTGCGCGAACATTACAGCTAATCCTGTAGGGATTACACTGGTGTTTGACAATGGCACCACGCAGCGTGCAATGGCGCCTGGCGTTATCATCCCAGAAAACGCCACACAGGTTGTGATCGGGGGACCCGCTTACACCTATATCCCTGAAGGCTGCAAGCTGATGATTCAATCCACGGCCAATACCGCCGTTGATGTCGTTATCAGTTATGAGGAAATCAGCTGATGCTTGGATTCAATGGTGGCCTAATCGGTAGCGTTAGAACACCAGGCGAAACTGGTGTCTGGCTACCGAATGAGAATTGTCTGTGGCGACGCGCCGGGGACTGGCCAGACCTGCCCACAGAAGGCGGTGGAGGCGGTGGCAGCCAGTATCCAACATGCACCAATGGCTTGTTGCTGGGCACGATCGTCACCGCTGGCACATATGTCTGCACACTGGGCAATAGCACCATTGAGTTCAACAGCGATCTGGTAGAACTCGATAACGGAACCTCCTACATTGATTTTGTAAACTCCTCCTCAGAACAGCAAATACAATTCAAAGGTCTAAACTTTCAGGGTTTCGCGGGCTTTTCTTATACAATCAATTCTACCTCCGACACATACACAGGAATCACTCAAGCCCTCACCCAAGACATTTTGGATCCTCCTCCCCTGGAAGATAGCATTTCCGCATCGGTTCCAAACTCAATCCTCAGTGTCACATCGTTAATCGAAACCGATACATCACAAGGGCCTCCTGATGATCCGACACTCACTGGTATTACACATACAATCACCAAGACGACACCGTCATGAGCACCGCATCGCGCCGTCGACGCAAGCCTCCACCCCTCCAGATCTCCCCCGCCGCCCTGGAAGACTTCATCGGCACCCCACTGGACCACGACCGTGCTGCCTCAGCGCTGGATCGCGCAACCGCAGCAGCCGAAGACTTCCTCCAGGCGCCGATCCCTTCGTACCCATCGCATCCCCTCAGGCAGGGGATCTTCCTTCACGCGGCTCAGCTGTTGATGCTCCCCGAGGACAGCCCCGCAGCAGCTCAGCCCTCCCTCCTCGCTCGCGCCATGTGGCAGGCCCATGCTTCAGCTCCACAGGGATGACCAGACCACATCTGGCGTTGGCGGCCGTGAGGCCACCGATCACGCGCGGCGGCTGAGCAACGTCGCCCGCTACGGCACCGTGGCGGAAGCGGACTACAGCGGCGAGACGGCGGGCTTTCCCGCCATCCGCGTTTCCCTCCAGGACGGCGCGATCCTCACCGACTGGCTGCCCTGGTTCACGCCCCGCGCAGGCAAGGATCGAGTCTGGGATCCGCCGGAGGTGGGCGAGGTGGTGATGGTGCTGGCCCCCTCTGGCGAGCTCGGCGCAGGCGTCGCCATCCCTGGCCTCTTCTCCAACGGCAATGCCAACGGTGATCGCGCAGGCCTTCACCGCCGCTCCTACGACGATGGCACCATCGTTGAATACGACCGGGAGGCGCACACTCTCACCGTCGATGCTGGCGCCAGCACGTCCGAGATCATCTTCCGTGCCAGGCGCATCCGCCTGTGCACCGCCGAGATCTCCGTCGATGCCGAAGCCTCCGGCGATGACCTGCCTGAGGCCACCATCACGGTGAAGCGCCTCATCGTTCAGGCCGAGGAGCAGATCAGCCTGTCTGCGCCCGAGATCAAACTCAACCCCGGAGCATGATGCCAGCAGTCATTCGCATCGGTGACCCAGGCAGCCACGGTGGCTCCGTCACAACAGGCAGCCCCGATACCACCGTCAACGGCCTTGCCGTCGCGCGCGTGGGCGACACCTACGACTGCCCGGACCATGGGCCCAACCCGATCGTCACTGGCAGCTCGGACACCACCGTCAACGGCCTTGCCGTCGCGCGCGTGGGCGACACCACGGCCTGTGGTGCCACACTCCAGGGTGGCAGTCCTGACGTGGAGGTGAACTGATGGGCGGGATGAGCGCGACCACAGGCAAGGCGCTGGGGGGGTTTGACCACCTGCGCCAATCCATTCGCGACATACTCTCCACCCCCCTCGGGAGCAGGGTGCATCGTCGCGACTACGGCAGCGACCTCCCCCTGCTGGTCGATCGCCCGATCAACCCCAGCCTGGTCACCCAGATGGTTGCCGCCACGGCGGACGCCCTCAACCGATGGGAGCCACGCCTGAGACTGGAACGGATCAACATCGATCGCGTGACAGCCGATGGTCAGATCGAGCTCAGCCTGGTTGGCTACTATCTGCTTGACGGTCGTCGCGTCGAAATCGAAGGGCTGGTGATCTGATGGCGACGATCGACTTCAACTCACTGCCAGCGCCTGAGATCATCGAGGAGCTGGACTTCGAGCAGATCCTGCAGGCGATGATCGCTGATCTGCAGGCACGTGATCCGAGCTATACCGCGATCCTGGAATCAGACCCTGGGGTGAAGATCCTGGAGGTTGCCGCCGCGCGTGAGTTGATCCTGCGGCAGCGGGTGAACGACGCACTGCGAGCCACGCTCCTGCGCTACGCCAACGGTGCAGACCTGGACAACCTCGCCGCGTTCTACGGCGTCAGCAGGCTGCCCCAGGAGTCGGACGACCCGATGCGCGTGCGCACGGTCGAGAGGATCATGGGCAGCTCGACTGCCGGTGGCGCCGCCTGGTACCGCTACCAAGCCCTGTCCGCCAGCGAGCTGGTGCGGGATGCGGCCGTCAGCTCCCCCGCCCCGGGTGAGGTGCTGGTCAACATCCTCTCGACTCAGGGTGATGGCACTGCCAGCAGCGAGCTGCTCGAAACCGTCGATGACGTCCTGCAAAGCGACAGCGTGCGAGTGATCACGGACACCGTCACAGTGGCCAGCGCCACCATCCTCACCGTGCCAGTGACGGCTGATGTCTACCTCTACCCTGACACCCCGATCGAGGTGTTCAACAGCCTGCAGACGAACCTCGCGGAGGCGTTCACAGCAGCGTCTGGCCTCGGCTGGAACGTCACCCGCTCGTGGCTCGTGGCTCAGCTACACCCCGCCGGTGTCCAGCGTGTTGTGCTCACCCTTCCAGCAGCCGACGTGCAGTGCGGGCCCAGCCAGGCGCCAGCCCTCGGCGCGATCTCTCTGACGATGGCAGGGCGTGATCGATGACGGCGTGTCGCTATGACCTGCTGCCACCGAACGCGACGCAACTGGAGCGGGACATCTCGCGCGCCATCTCCAGCCTGGAGCGCATCAAGCCTGGCGAGACCCAGGAGGTGTTTGACGCAAGCGTCTTCGAGGAGGACGTCTTCAGCAGTCAGCGGGTGCTGCTCAACCTGCGCACCGCGAAGCGCACTACCATCCCCAGCTCAGTTGTCCCCTGGCTGATCTACGAATACGGGCTGGGAGAAATCCTCCCCTACCTGGGGAACAACCAGCGTCGCGCCTTGGCCGAGGGCGTGCTGTGGCAACGGATCAGGGGCACCCCCGCAGCAGTGCGGATCGCGCTCAGCTGGATCGGTGTGGACGGCTTCATCGACGAGTCGGAGGGCGGCAGCGCGCGGTGGGCCGAGTACCAGCTGGGGTTGGCCGCGGCCATCTCTGGTGATGCGCTGTTCGAGAACATCGCAGCGGTCACCCGGATCAGCAGCCCAGTGCGCAGCCGACTGCAGCGGATCTACGCGGTCTATGATTCCAGGCGCTTCATTTTTAGCCACAGCCTGCTGAGCGGTG